AGTCGGGATGCACGTTGGGTTTGAAGATATCGGAAAGCTCAATCGTGGTGTGAATATGTTCTATGTGTCAAATTATCTGTTGAGGTCTCAAGAGACTCTACCTCCAGAGCTTTCCGTTATCGAAATACCTTTCGAGGACGTTGAAACCAGGAGCTATGAGTTTATTGAGGTTGAGATAAAAGGCAGAGGAAAGGCTAAACTTGGTAAGCGTGAGTTCGCTTGGACTCCGGAATCAGGGAAATATTGGGCTGATGAGGAAGAAGACGCCTTGCCACCACCACCCAAAATGGTGAATGGAAAGATGATCTGGGACCATGCTCAAGAGACCGTCGCTGAGCCTTTAAACTACCAGTGGGCGGCAGGGCCAAGGCCCTCGCCGCCCTCACTCAACTTGCATCCTACCACTTTGAAGAAGGAGAAATCGCCTCTGCTAGAGGAATGCCCCTTCGATTTGTTGGTCAGTCGTCTTGCAAGTTTAGAGAACTGTGTAGAAAAGATACTCCAGATGAAGTCCTCCGAGCAATTAGAGTTTTCCCAGAGTTGTCTGACTACTCCTGGCCCGACAGAGGCTCTAAAGCTGAGCTTCGCTCCTTGCTACTCCAAGCAGGAAAGTTTAATCCCTCCAGAGTCCCAAGGAATCTTGAAGGAGCTTGCCAAAACCTCCTTGAGCGCTACCCCGCCTCCAAACCCTGTTGTTGCCTCCGTGGTGACGCCTGGTCCTTCGACGCAGTCTTCGAACAAGTCTGCAAGAAGGCGCAATCGGCGGAAATCAACGAAAAGGCCAGCCCAGGGGTCCCCCTCGCCCGTCTCGCCTCCACAAACGGAGACCTCCTCAAAAGGCACTTAGAGCTAGTTGCTCTTTGTGTCACTGAAAGATTGTTTCTACTTAGTGAAGCTGTTGATCTCCAAAACAAGTCCCCTGTTGAACTAGTTCAAATGGGCTTGTGTGATCCAGTTAGGTTGTTTGTCAAGCAAGAGCCCCACACTTCCCGTAAGGTGAAGGAAGGAAGGTTCCGCTTGATTTCTTCCGTCTCGCTGGTTGACCAGCTAGTTGAGCGTATGCTCTTCGGTGCTCAAAACCAGCTTGAGATAGCTGAGTGGGAGCAAATCCCATCGAAACCTGGAATGGGCTTGTCTCTGATGAGCCAAGCCCGTAGCTTGTTTGACGACTTGAGAGTGAAACACTCTCGTTGTCCTGCTGCCGAGGCTGACATCTCGGGTTTTGACTGGTCTGTTCAAGACTGGGAGTTATGGGCTGATGTTGAGATGAGAATCGTATTGGGAGGCTTTGGAGCCAAATTGGCTCAAGCTGCCCGAAATCGGTTCTCTTGTTTCATGAACTCAGTCTTTCAGCTTTCAGATGGCACTCTCATTGAGCAAATGCAGCCTGGAATAATGAAGTCGGGTTCGTATTGCACCTCCTCAACTAACTCCAGAATTCGTTGCCTTATGGCTGAGCTAATCGGCTCCCCATGGTGTATTGCTATGGGTGATGATTCTGTAGAAGGTTGGGTTGATGGAGCAAAGGACAAGTACATGAGTCTAGGACACGTGTGCAAGGACTACAAGCCCTGTGCCACCACCATTTCCGGTCGCTTATACGAGGTAGAGTTCTGCTCTCACGTTATAAGGGAAGATCGATGTTGGTTGGGGTCTTGGCCTAAGACTCTGTTTAAATACTTATCCGAGGGAAAGTGGTTCTTTGAGGACCTTGAGCGAGAGCTCGGTACTTCACCCCACTGGCCCCGAATCAGACACTATGTCGTGGGGAATACTCCATCGCCCCACAAAATTATAAAAGAAAATTCAAGTCCGAGCTATGGCGAAGAGGTTGACAAAACAACAGTTAGCCAAGGCCATAGTGAACACTCTGGAAGCCCCGGCCACTCAACAGAGGAGGCCCAGGAACCGGAGACGGCGCCGTACTGCTGCCCGGCAGCCTCAGCTTACCCAGGCTGGGGCATCCATGGCCCCTATTGCTCAGGGGTCGATGGTTCGCCTTCGTGAGCCATCTCTGCGTACGGCTCGAGGAGTCACAGTCCTAACGCACTCTGAGCTTTCAACAGAGCTCGCTGTGACGAATGCGATAGTGGTCTCTTCGGAGCTTGTGATGCCCTTCACAATGGGCACTTGGCTTAGAGGCGTTGCGTCCAATTGGTCCAAGTATTGTCTTGAGTCGGTGAGATACACGTATCTCCCCTCGTGTCCAACAACGACACCTGGGTCCATCCATATGGGTTTCCAATATGATATGGCTGACTCCCTTCCCGTATCCGTTAACCAGTTATCTAATCTGAGAGGTTATGTCTCTGGACAGGTCTGGTCGGGCTCTTCTGGCCTCTGTTATGTCAACGGCACCAAATGCCTTGACACCGGAAGCGCTATCTCCACCACTTTGGATGTGAGTAAGCTTGGTAAGAAGTGGTACCCTTTCAAGACTAGTTCGGATTACACTGC